GGTTCATGACGAGCTTGTGTACATCGTTCCTGAGGCGCAAGCCCAAGAGCAGCTAGACACACTGCAAGGCATCATGCGCTCTGGCGTCAGCTGGTGGCCTGAGCTTGTGACGTGGTCTGAGGGTGACTACAATGACGCCTATGGACTCTGCAAGTAAACCTACATGGAAGCCCGTACCGGGAGTGTTTTCCTCTCGGTACGAAGTGTCAGACCTCGGGCAAGTGCGAAACAAAGCAACAGGCAAAATACTTAAGCCAATGATGACCGGAGCTAAACGCCCTGGCGGTCAGACAGCCAAAGTGCGCTTCAGCACAAACCCCCGCTTGGACTACTCTGTTGCGGACCTAGTCTTGGCGAGCTTTGTTTCTAAGAAACCAGCGGGTCATCTAGCAATGCACAAAGACGACAACAAAAGCAACAACGCGCTTGCCAACTTACGTTGGGGAACGCATCGCCAAAATGCTGCCGACATGGCGCAGAAGGGTAGAGGCGGCGCCCAAAAGCTGGCCGCATCTCAAGTACTAGAGATTGCAGAGCGGCGCAAAGCCGGAGAACCTGGGCGTGCACTCGCGTCCGAGTTTGGAGTATCGGAGCAGCGCATCTGCGATATTTTTAAAGGGCGAACATGTTTGAATTGACACTGCGTCGAAATCTGATACATTGAGGGCTTCGACGACTCTCTCCACTGCGCCAAATAGCGCTCTGGGGAGCAACTACATTGGAGAATCAGTTGGCCAACCCCGCATGGACGTACTCGCAGCTCGACAGCTTTGAGTCTTGCCCCAAGAAGTTCTACCACACCAAGGTCAAGCGAGATGTCATCGAGCCGCCTACGGTGCACACCGAGTGGGGCACCAAGGTCCACACAGCGTTCGAGAACTTCATGCTCACAGGAGAGTTGCTGCCCGAGGGTATGCAGCAGTGGCAGCAGCTGGCGTACAAGCTGGCCGACCTGCCGGGCGAGAAGCTCACAGAAAAGAAGTACGCCATCGACAAAGACTTTCAGCCATGCGATTGGAAGAAAGCCTGGACTCGCGGCATCGCCGACCTGGTTGTCGTCCACAAAGACAAAGCTGCTGTCATCGACTACAAGACTGGTAAGCGCAAGCCCACTGAACAGCTGGACCTGTACGCCAACTACATCTTCCACTACCACCCAGAGGTCAACTACGTAAGCACCGGCTTCGTATGGCTAAAGGAACGCAAAGTCGACTGGAACGTCAGTAAAGCCGACAAGAAACCATTTGCCCGAGACGAGATGCCAATGATCTGGCAAGGATTCCTGCCAAGAGTTCGCAAGCTGGAATCGGCCTACGAGCGCGACTCATGGCCAGCCAAGACTTCGGGACTGTGCAAAGCATGGTGCCCTGTGACTTCGTGCAAATTCAACGGGAAATACACACATGAAAAAGACGGAGCGTAAAAGGCTTGCCCAGGCCCTCCTAGATAGGCAGCCGCTGGACGTTTTGTTTAACGCGCAAGACCTGGTAACACTAAACACCTTGACTGGCTGGAACGCATGCGCCGCCAAGCGGGTGTTTAACAAACACCACTCCAAGGACGCAAGATGTGTCGCCATATCACACGGAGGAGAGTTTGAAGTGTGGTCTTGGGTAAAAGCCATTGCCGGATATAGGTACTCAGCAAACGTCACTCGGGCTATGCGGCACGCAATACAACCACAAATGGCGGAGTACAGGGCCAGCGCCGAACCTATTTGCGCAGCATGCGGAACCGACAAGCTACTTAGCGTGGACCACAAGACTAAGTCGTTCACTAAGCTGGCGGCTAATTTCCGAACAGAGTTCAGCAAGCTAGACTACGAGCTGTCCAACGACAACGACGGAAGCGGCTGGCGGCTGAAGCACCAGCAAACAGACTCCGCATGGAGGGAGTACCACAAAAAACTGGCGGACTACCAAATTTTGTGCAGAAGCTGCAACTCTGCTAAGGGAGCTTGGTATGACACCTGAAGGCAAAGTTAAAGCCGACGTCAAGAAGTTCCTCAAGGAGCGTGGCGCGTGGTTCTTTATGCCCGTGTCCAATGGCATGGGTCAAGTCGGAATCCCTGACATCATCTGCTGCTACAAGGGCGCGTTCGTTGCCATCGAGTGCAAGGCGCCGGGCAAGCGGGCCAACGTCACAGAGAACCAAAAGCGAGTAATGCTGGAAATACTCAACGCCCAAGGATATGCTTGGGTAGTCGACGATGTGAACGACCTTCCTATGCTGTTCAACGCACTGGATGTAACCCTCAAACTGGAGAATGGAAATGCCCAAATCGACCCCTCGAAAACTTGAGTACCAGAAGGAATACAACGCTCGCCCCGAAGAGGTGGCCAAGCGTGTGAAGAACAACGCTGCCCGGCGCGAAGCCATCAAAGATGGCAAGGCCAAAGTCGGCGATGGCAAGGACGTTGCCCACAAGAAATCACTGGAGAACGGCGGCTCTAACGCCAAGTCCAACGTCGCGGTCCAAGATCGAAAAACCAATCGTGGGTGGAGAAAAGGCAGTGGCTCGTACAACCCTGACAAGTGACACCTACGTTGACCGAGGTAACTGGAGCCGACCACACCCCATGACAAGAGCTGCGCCGGACATGTGGTTTGGGTACCCAGTACCCAAGGGTGTCACCAACATAACGATCATGAGGGACTACACCAACCACGAGCTGCTGGTTTGCTGGCGTGTAGTAGGAAGTGGAGAAATTCACGAGATGCCATTCGAGTCGAACGACGATAGTGTTCTGGCAGCTCTAGCCGCAATGAAACTTACAACATGAACCATTCAATCAAAGACAAAGCCGGCATGCGGGACTGCCTTGCCTGGAATCTAAAGCACACCCAAGGCCTTACCTACGAGAAGACCGGAAAGGTTCTCGGGGTGACAACAGAGCGCGCACGGCAATTGTCGCTTAGGTACGAACGTGCATGCCGCCGCACCCAACGCGAGTTGGAGCTGCAGGAGAAATGCTGGCTTCAAACATGGGGGGGCCACGTCACAGGCGAAGCAGCCCATCTGAATGAGGCGCTTAACAAATGCTGATTCACAAAGAAAAGAAGGCGGTTGTACTCCGCCTCAGAAACCCAAGCAGGGTGACAACAGTCATCCCTACTGCCAAAGAAGTACAGCACAATGGCCAGACACTCGTGGCCGTGCCGCACAGACCAGACGAAACTAGGGTGCTGCGCAACCTTGGGTTTGAGGTCCCCGACCCCATGCCCATGCACTACGTGTGGCCTAAGGTCAGCGGTCGCTACGACCCGTTCTCTGCGCAACAAGAGACAGCGTCATTCCTGTCCATGAACAGCCGGGCGTTTTGCCTCAACGGCATGGGCACTGGCAAGACCAACAGCTCACTGTGGGCGTACGACTACCTGCGGCGAAACAAGCAGGTCAACAAGATGCTGGTTATCTGCCCGCTCTCCACCATGGAGCGTACATGGGCGGACTCGGTGTTCAACACGTTCCCCCATCTTGACTGCGTTGTGCTGCACGGCACCCGTGAGAAACGGCAGAAGCTGCTCAAAGAGAACGTCGACATCTACATCATCAACATCGACGGCCTTGGCACCATCAAAGACGAGCTGGCCAAGCGACAAGACATCGACCTGGTAGTCGTAGACGAACTCGCGCTGGCTCGCAACTCAGGCACCGACCGCTGGAAGACGCTCAACATCATCTGCAACAAGCAGACTCCAAGGCGCGTGTGGGGAATGACTGGCTCGCCAACTCCTAACGCACCGACAGACGCATGGGCGCAGTGCAAACTCGTAACGCCGGACAATCCGCTGGTGCCCAAATACTTTGGTGCTTTCCGCGATCGCGTTATGCGGCAGCTCACGCAGTTCAAGTGGGTGCCAAGACAAGAGGCCAACGATGTCATCCACCAGATGATGCAGCCCGCCATTCGGTTCTCCCTGGATGACTGCACTGACCTACCAGAGCAGACGTTCATCACCAGAGATGTGGAGCTCACGACAGAGCAGAAGAAGGCTTACAAGGACATGCTGTCCAAGCTGGCAACCGAGTACGCTGGCGGACAGATTCTTGCGGTCAACGAAGCCATCAAGGCCAATAAGCTCATCCAGATCGCCTGCGGTGTCGCATACGGGACAGACGGAAGCACTGTGGTCATCCCGTCCAAGCCTAGAATTGACGTACTCAAAGAAATCATTGAAGAGTCAGAAGGCAAGGTTATCGTGTTTGTTCCTCTCACAGGCGCTCTTGAATCCGTTGCAGACCAGCTCCGAAAAGACTGGACTGTAGAGGTTGTGCATGGTGAGACCAGCAAAAACGAACGCGACCGCATCTTTGGTGAGTTCCAGAACATGGCAGACCCCAGGGTGCTCGTCGCCAATGCGGCAACTATGTCACACGGACTTACCCTAACAGCCGCGACGACCATTGTGTGGTACGCCCCGGTGCACAGCAACGAAGTCTATGAGCAAGCCTGCGCTCGGGTTCGACGCCCTGGCCAGAAACGCACCACAGTCATCGTGCACTTGGCTGGCACAGACATCGAGCGCCGTGTGTACAAACGACTCGAAACCAAACAGTCCATGCAGGGGCTCTTGCTGGACATGATGAAGGAGGCGCCAGAATGAACAAATGAAAAGACCAACCCCAATTAACCACTAGGAGAAACCCCAATGAAACTTTCCGAAGCTGTTGCGCTTTACATACAGATGCGTGACAAAAAAGCCCAGATGAAGGCTGACTTCGAGGCTAGCGTCGCACCTCTTAACGAGAAGATGGACAAGCTCGAGGCCAAACTGCTGGACGTTTTTAACCAAACCGGCATGGACTCCGTTAAGACGGAGTTCGGAACTGCGTACACCAGTACTAGAACCAGCGCTACGGTGGCTGACAAAGAAGCCTTTATGGAATTTGTCAAGAACCGCGACGAGTGGGCTCTCCTGGAAGTTCGTGCGTCCAAGACAGCGGTAGACCAATACCGCGCCGAGTATGACGACGTGCCTCCGGGTGTGTCGTATCGTGAAGAGCGTGTGGTCAACATCCGCCGTTCGTCGTAAACTCCCCAACCCAACTACTTAAATCCCATGAACATCATTCCTTTTGACTCTGGCAAAGCCAACCTGCCTTCTTTCCTGCGTGAAGTCAACATCGCAGAGATCAACTCCGACCTGACGGCTCATGCCGGCGGCGGCTTCCCTGTCATCTCCATCAAGGGCAAAGTCTTTGCGGTGGTGCGTGATGGCGAGCGCGTCGTTCTGCCTAACCCCAAGGACCCGGATAGCCCAGCAACCAG